GGAATTTTCTTTTGAAAATTTCATGCAAAATTTTGTACGTCTATGGCGTGGTCATGTACCAGTGCAGGCCCTCCCTGTACTGCTACTAGCCTAACTTTTGATATCTTTGATTTAAGTTATCCGGTTTCCAACCCGCAATTGGTTACTGTTTCATTAATATTCAATTTTAATAATTAAATAAATAAATGCGAAAAAGTACATGAGATGTACACACAAAAATAAGTAGGCAAAAATTTTGAACATTCCAACAAAAAATATCTAAATAGTAGTTCCTACCTACCGCGCTGTCTTGAACGCGAGTATAAGTTTTGGCCGCCACCATTCAAGAATTTGTAAATCCTTGCGGCTCGTCTGTATTAGAGTGTAATACAGTAAGTTTCCAATTTTGTATTTAAAGTTGGGGCTGGTATAGCAGTCAATCTATACAAACCTTTTACCGGTATTTAGGGTTTAAAAGCCGGCGGTGACTAAAAGCCGTTAAATGAAGACTATGAAAGAGAGTAATAGTAAAAACGCCCAAGCGCAGAGTGGTTGTGAAGAAAGTACTGATGGTAAGGTACAATTACTTGCATCCCACTATAAACATAATAACGATGCTCCAAACTTTCGCAAGGAATGGCGAAATAAGGGAGCCGAGCGCAGATTCCACGCTCTAAAAGAACGGAAGAGTGACAAGCTTATAAAGCTCAAACGTGACAATAAATACCGCCATGTTGGCGAAGCTCAAGCATCCCTTAAATTTGGTCTAGATTCTAATTCGACAAAACTCATGGAGCGATTGCTAAACAGTTTAGAGAAAGTGACTGGCACTGCGGATGATAGTGCTACTGTTAGTTCGTCTCAATCCAGTACGTCAACGTTAGACCAATTTGTTAGAACCACAACACGTGCTGTTTTGGGTGAATCATTTTCCTTGTTTCATGAAGCTTATAAGGACAATGAAGTTGAGATAAAACAAGTTAGTTATAGATTGGCATGTGTGGTTACTGTCTTTGCTATTTTTGTAGGTTCCTCTTTGTCTTTTCCTCGTAAAATGGGTATCTTAGCAACTTTTGCAGCAGGTGCGTATTTTTTTGGTGATCCAGATTTGCGCCAGGCCCTGGAAGACTTTAAGTCACGATTTAGTGAAAAACAAGCTCAGAGCAGTGATGTTTCATTAGAGTGTTGGGGTCCGTTAATCACTCTTGTGGTTGCGGGTTTAATGAAGAAGTTTTCCGGTAAGAAAGAATTGAATTGGAGTTCCTTTGTCGAAGAAACTCTGATAACATGGTCGCGAACTGAAACGCCAATGAATAAAGCATTTGAGGTTATGCAAGATTTGTTCCAAAAAGCATATGACTTCTTTTTTGTTGGTATGTTGGGTTGTGCTGATTATAACTTTTATCAGAGTGCTCTACCACAAGTTGATTCATGGATTGATGAGTCTTTAAGATTGTATAAGGATTTTACACATGCTCGGGTAGCGCACGATGAACAATTGTTAAAACGTGTATATGCTTTAGACATGCGTGGGCTTGAACTTATTGGAACATTGTCCAAAGGAAGTGATCGTGGTTTACTTTCCAAAATGAAAATAGTTGCCGGGAAACTCAATCGAATCATCTCTGAACTTGAGATGGAGGGTTATTTTGTGACTGGTGAACATTCTCAGCCCTTGTTTACTGTATTGTTTGGTTCCCCAGGAGTTGGTAAGTCAATGGTGGTTAAACCCCTTTTATATATGTTTTTTGCACACATTCTAGAAGGGGAAAGTTTGCAACAATTTTTGCGTAGACCTGATTCCTTCGTCTTTGCTAGGTGTATAGAGAATGACTATTGGGAAGGCTATACAGGTCAACCTGCAGTTATTTATGACGATCTCGCTCAAACTTTGCCTTCAAATGCTGGTGCCGCTAATGAAATGATGGAAATTATTCGCGAAGCAAATGTTTTTCCTTATCATTTGCATTACGCCAATATGGCTATGAAAGTTGGCAAATATTTTATGTCGGATGTTGTTTTAGCAACAACTAATGTTTTTGATATGCGTTTCACAGCTCAGAAATATGTTTCTAATCCAGAAGCAGTTGATCGTCGTATTGACGTCTGGGTTCTAGTTACTGTTGGTGTTGAGTTTTGTACTCAAGCCACTAAAAGTGTACCCAATTTAGCCGACCGCCGATTAGATAAGACAAAACTTGAATCTGGTTTTAGGCCAGAGATCTATGAGTTTTATAGTTGCAGGCGTGATAAGGTAGGTCAACTCCACTATACACTTATTGGCGGACTACCGGAATTGGTTGCAGTCATGGTTGAAAAGTATAAATGGCACAAGCACCGTCATGCTCGCGTTGCAGATGATACTATGGATCTGGTTCGACGAATTGTTGAACAGAAGAGCAAATTCCCAGATTGTGAATCCCAGGGCGTTGCAGCATCCACTATTAGGAGACCAGTTCAATGGTTAGCACGTGGTATGAAATCCTTTGAAGAATATTTGTTGTCTATAGACGAGAGTCAGGATTACGAAGAATGTTCTGAGGAGGTTTATTATGATTGTCACACACTTTTTGAAGAAATTCTTTATGATTCATTTATTGGTGACTATTCTGATGATCTTCTTTATGAACTCACCAATTTTGGTTCTGGGGCTAGTCAGATTTATCGCGAGTATTTAGATCCCTTTTGGTTCGAAGACTTTGGTCCTGGTGCTTGTGAGTTGACACATGAATTTTTGAATACTATGTTTAAAGATGCTCTTGTTAACTTTGATGGACAGGAATTGGTATTTTTGACTAATATGCAGTATTTGAGTTCGTGTACGTATTTGAGGTACATTCGTGACCCTTTTACGCGTTTGGCTGTTAGATTATCAATGATTGCTGTTCCTAATCCACCTGGTGCTGACATGAATGAGTTTATCACGACTAGTATTTGTTGTTTCAATCGGGTTTTATATCTTGCAGCGACATCAGTCAGCAATGATGCGGATGTAACCTTGAATTATGCACGTAAATATTTGGATTCTTACAAAGCTGAATTGACTGAAAAGTACCCATACGTTGTTGCTGGTGGTCGCTTGCTTTTGTGCTTGTCTGCTGGCTTTCTTGTTTACAAAAGCGTGTCAGTCTTAATTGGAATGTTTTCCGATGACAGTTCACAAGGGACTAGTTTCACGACTATTCCTGATATTGTTGCACAAGGGAAAGATCAAACTTTGCAGGATGTTATAAATAAAGTTTTAGGGAAGAATACCTATGCTTTAATGCATGGTGACACTTTGCAGTGTTTCGGCATTTTCGTGTATGAAAATTTTTTTATGGTCCCTACCCACATGTGTTCAGTTTTAAAACACAAGGTTGGCAATAAAGCTTTTCCACTAAGTTTATTGGATTTGAATAATCAAACATTAGCTTGTTTGCTCACTAAAGAAGATGTTGATTCACAGTACGTTCCTGACCCTGATCTGGATGTTTCTATATTGACTATTTCTTCGATACGTAAACATGCTGATTTAAGGAGCTTTTTGCTACCTAAGCAGCAGATTGTTAATTTGTCACGAGGTGATATTGTTATGGTAAGATACAATGAAAATCCTGGTGGGGATTTTATTAAGGTTCAAACCACGATGCCGATGGCTCCATGTAATTACATAAGTTATCTTGATACAAAGGGCCAACGATGGAATAATGCTCGATCTCTGCAATACCAGGGTCACACACGAAAAGGTGATTGTGGTTTACCTGTTTTTAGTACAGATACTTCTTTGCGTAATATGAGATTGTTGGGAATTCATGTTGCAGGTAGTGACCAGACGTTTAGTGGATTTTCTGCAGTGCTCTATAGTGAAATGTTTGAATCAACTATTGTTGCGCAGGGCTCAGACTTTAGAAGAATTAAATTTTATAAACATTTGCCTAGATCACCAGGAACAAATATGAAATCCCAAATTCTGAAAAGTCCTTCGTGGGGAGTTTTGGCACCTTGCAAGACGAAACCTTGTCATTTACGCAAATTTGTTGTGAATGGTAGAGAAATCGACCCTTGGAGTATTGCAATTGGTAAGTACGATAAACCTGCCCCCACTTATATTGGTGATGTTGAGAAATTGGTTCAACTTAGTGTTCGTGACATGTTCGATGTCGTTACCGCACATCCCACACATTTTAGGGTTTTAGAATTGGAGGAAGTTGTTAAAGGTATTCCAGGTGATAAAGCTTTTCCATCTTTGGATAGAGGTACTTCAGCTGGTTATCCGTGGAACGTTACCCCTAAACCAGGGTTTCCAGGTAAAACCAGATTTTTTGGTTTTTCTCAAGAATTCGAAATGGATGATTCTAATCCTGATTTTGTTCTGTTGAAATCAAATATCCACGATTATATATCGATGTATGCCCTTGGTGAACGTCCAGAGTTCTTTTTTACAGGCTCGTTGAAAGACGAACGTAAAGAGATTCGCAAAGTTGATCTTGGTAAGACTCGTTACTTTGCAGGTTCCAATTTAGAGTATACACTCATATTTAACATGTACTTTGGTTCATTCAAAGCCCATTGTTACAACAACCGTATCCAGATTCCAGCTTGTGTTGGGATAAATCCTTATTCTCAAGATTGGGATCTATTGGGTAAATCGTTGTTGGCAGTTGGCAATAATATTATTGCATGTGACATCAAAGAATTTGATTCAACGCAACGGGCAGACATTTTACGCTGGATTGGTGATTTTATCATAGAATATATGAACTTGAGCAGAGAAATTCAGTTCATACAACGCGGTATTTGGAAAGAAGTCTATGCATCAAGACACATTTTTGGTTCTTCAGTATTTGAATGGGATGGATGTTTACCTTCGGGTCACCCACTTACTACCATCATAAATTGCATTTTCAGTAATTTTTTGTACAGGTATTGTTGGCACCATACTGTTGTGTCATCGGGAGTTGCCAATGATAGTGATTTCCGTTCATATGTCAAAATAGCCGTTTATGGTGATGACATGGTTGCTGCTATATCAAGCAGTGTCTCTGATCTTTTTAATCAAATTACGATAACCTCTACATTGCTTAATGTTGGGGTGGTTTGTACTGACGAACTAAAATCAGAATCACCACCTAAGTATAGGAAACTCACTGAGGTTAGTTTTTTAAAACGTGGTTTCCGCTATGATGATGAATTAGGTAGGTGGCTCGCACCACTTTCAATTCTAACTTTGGATGAATTACCATCATGGACCAAGAAAGGACCTGATAGATTGATCATACCTATTACAAATTGCGAACTCTTGGTTAGGGAATTGACTTTACATGGTAGAGAGGTTTTCCTTGAGTATTTGCCACGTGTCAAAAAATTGTTATGGGAATTTTATGGTTACCCGTTGCGTGAAACACGTTTTAATGTTTTGCGTGATGAGGTTACAAAAATGGAATATCGTAAATTTAGCTTCATGCGTGTTACGCCTTTGCGTGAAGCAGAATGGGGGGAGATTTCAGCTGTGATGAGTTCAAATGATGCTTTGCTAGCATCGAGTGGGGTGTCTCTTGAGGAGGACACCCCCATAGTATGTTAGTAAAATATGACCGCGATGTCAATAAACTAGGCCCCTGGGAGACCAATCTTCCCAATAAAATTTTTGGTTATTACCAAATTAAGCTTTTAGAGCGTAAGATATGCGTAAAATTCGGTTCACTACCTAAAGTGCGCAAGCTGTCTCAGGATCTTGTGACTCCACGAAAATTTGTGAGGACAAAAAGTGGAGTGTGCAGTGCCGAGATGAGTAATATCCTATGGTGTTTACCATTACCAACCAGGATGGGATGGTTAGTAGCCAATATCCAGGTTACCTCACTAGGTCGTAATTTATGGTTCTATGTGCGACTGAACGAATGGACCGCCACTATTGAAACTGTTAATAACAAGGCTTCAGAGGAGAAACCACACACCGAACATGATAACATTGTTAGTTTTGTGGATGGTGAAAATGTTAAGACTGCTGAACGCCGAAATAATACCGAGCTCACGATGAAATTAGGTTCATGGCTTGGAGGTACAGTTGGAAATGATATTAAAGATTTTCTAGCCCGTCCTCAAATAGCATATACTTATTATGGGGGTGGGCCGGTTGTTGGGACTATGACTTCCGTTGATGTCCCCTCTTCAACTTTAAATTTAGCAGGTGGGGTTTTTAGGAGTAAAGTTTCAGGGTTTTTAGGTTTTCGTGCCACCGCTGTGATGACAATGACATTTAATGTTACAAAGTTCACACAAGGGAGGTTGATTATCGCCTGGCTGCCAAACGCTTCTATGAGAGAAACTGGTAGGTTTACATTGAATAGGACAACAATAACTCAATTGCCACATGTTCAAGTGGATGTTGCTTGTTCTTCTAGGGCTACTTTGCGTGTACCATATTATTCGGTTGCTCCTTATGCAAATATTAAGCAATTGTTGAGTGCTGCACCTGATTTGGCTACTGATTTTGGAACTTTTTATATATACTGTTATGGTGCTGTTGCTGTTGGATCTCAAGCTGGTACCTCTGAAGTGATAGGGATAAAGGCATATGTCCATTATGAAGATGTCGATCTTGTTGTTCCTACTCTTTCTGCGCAAGCCGGTGGCTCACGTAAAGTTAAAGTAAAGAGTGGAATTAACCCTTCAGATGTAGAGAAGGATAAACCTATCTCGACGGGTCTCATGTTGGTGTCAAAGGCTGCTGAATCTTTTAGTAAAGTTCCTTTGTTGACTCCGGTGTTCTCACCTGTATCTTGGGTTTCGGCTATGGCATCTAATGTTGTTAGTGCGTTGGGTTTTTCGAAACCACCTGTTGACACACCTACGTCTCGTGTTGCGCGTCAGGAACTGGCTTATATGAACAATTTTGACGGGTGTGAGGCTCTTATTCCGATGGGCAATTCAGGAATTAATCACGTTGGACTTTCTAATGATAAATTAGGTTGTGATTACGATGAGATGTCCCTTCGTTACTTTAGCCAGATTCCTGCGTTTGTGGCTTCAGTGTCGTGGAGTTCAAATAGTCCATCTGGGACTATTCTGAAGACTGGTAGAATTATGTCTTCAGATTATGGTTATACGACATCATCTTTTGCAACTCTACCTGTTTCGTTGCATTGTCCAGTTTCATATTTGAATCAGAGTTTTTATTATTTTCACGGATCAATCATCTTGGACATTAAAGTGGTTAAAACCACTTTCCATGTAGGAAGATTAACTTTGCTGTATTACCCAGGAATTGACAATTCTGCGCCAATTCCTGATGACCCTTACATTTTAAAGGAAGTTATAGATCTTACTCAGGGTTCTGAATTTTCTGTAACTCTGCCCCACGCAAATCTATCCTATTGGTTAGCTCTTTCAAAAGATTTTCAGATTCCAGGAACACGATTGTTTGATGACTTTGGTACATTTTCAATAATTGTTGATGCGCCTTTATCTGCCCCCGAAACTTGCTCCTCTAGTGTAGATCTTTTAATAGAAATGCGAGGTGGTGATGATTGTGAGTTTGCTCATCCTGTTCCTACTAAGGGCCAGGTTTTATCAACAGGGGCTGACCCTTCAACGACGGGTGTAAGATTTGGAATCCAAGCCCAAGCATCTGGTGTAGAACCCTGTGCTAATATCCCTGAAAGAGGTTCTTTTGGTGGATTAATGGCCATGGAAAATACCGATGATGTGACGTATTCATCTTTAGTTGTAGGTGAATCGTTTAAGAGTATAAAACAACTATTAAGCAGAGCAACTAGATTTGGCCAGCTGAATAGCGGCACCAATTTAGGCTTTAGCTTTAGAGTTGCAGATATTGTTCCTAGAACAGTATCAGTCAATCCAGTAGCAGCTTCCGATACCGTAACTCGGTATGCTGCGTGCTTTGGCTATGCAACTGGTGGTTATAAGTATTATGCCACCTTCGAAAACGTAGGTACAGGTGATGCTCCTATTATTAGTACTGGTCCTTATTATTGGGATTTAACTGGTACTTTTGAGGCTTACCCGTCTTTAGTTTCCGTAAACAATAACTACTTAGGTTGGACGAGTCAATATGCTTCGTCATTTACATCGACTAATGTTCTTTCCTTTGTGGTCCCTGCTTATAATCAGCTACCCATGCGTATTATAACTCGAACTCCTATGAAGGCTGCTTCTGCTAATAATGTTGTTTCAGTGCAAACACAAGGCAGCTTTTCCGGTTATATTAACACGTGGCGAGCATTGGGTGAAGATGGTCGTTACTCCTTTTTCTTAGGAGTACCACCTATCACCTATGCTGTATAGCCCTAAGCGGGCCGTTCCGGTAGATTCATGAGGAATTTTTTGTGTGTTTCAATCATGATAAGTCTACCAATCAAGTGGTGTCA